AACACCGTCACAAACGCGGAAACCGTCGAGACGGTCGAAGCTGCTCAGTCAACAACAGCCGCAGCGAAGCCAATCGTAGGCGGATCATTCACCAAGCCACGCTTAGAGTTCACAGCTGCTAAATACGTGGAAAACACAATTCGCGCAGCGATGGGCGACGATCAAGCTCGCCAGTACGTTCTCGCAGCCGATAACACAACAGATAACGCGGGCCTAGTACCTACTCGCCAGATGGCAGAAGTAGTCAACGGACTATCTACGCTTATCCGTCCATCAATCGACGCAATCTCTCGCGGAACACTTCCAGACGCGGGCATGACTTTCGAGATTCCTAAAATTACGCAAGCTCCAACAGTTGCAGTAACAGCGGAAGACGGAGCTCCATCAGAAACAGATCAAAATGCGGAGTTCATTTCTGTAGACGTTAAGACCTTCAGTGGCCGCCAAACATTTAGCACTCAAATCCTTGACCGCAGTTCGCCCGCGTTCTTTGATGAGCTAATTCGTAACATGGCCGCAGCTAAAGCTAAGGCCGAGAATGCTTACGTTAACGGTCTTCTTATCTCCAACGCGACACTAGACGGAACTACTACAGCTACTTATCCAACAGCTGCGGAACTTCTTGGAATTGTGTCTCGCGGAGCTGCTTCTGTTTACGGAGCTACAGCTGGACTTCCACGTCCTTTCGCGAAGTCACTTATCGCATCAACTGGCCAGTGGGCTAACTTGATGTCTCTTAACGATTCAGGACGTCCGATTTACATGGCTTCACAGCCACAGAACGCGGGCGGCGTAGCTCGTCCAGATTCACTTCTCGGAAACGTCGCGGGACTTGATCTATTCGTAGATCCAACTAACGCGGGCGATGGAGACGGAACTCTTCTAGTCGTTAACCCAGACGCTTACACATGGTATGAAGGACCTACTTTCCGCCTACGCGCGGACGTAATCGCTTCTGGCCAGATTACAGTCGGCTACTACGGTTACGGCGCACTAGCTACGAAGATCGCAGCTGGCGCATTTAAGAATAACAAGGCGTAATCCGAATAAATCGATCATCGCCTAGTTCGCTCCCGAGCTAGGCGAGCAGTAGAAGGGAAGGGCTAATGCCTAACATCATTACAGCTTCGCAGCTAAGATCCGTCTTAGGCGTTAGCTCTTCTCTCTACGACGACGCTTACTTAAACGACATCATCGACACAGCGGAGCAAGTTATTCTCCCGCTACTTATTCAGAACTCGACAGCTGTAATCGAGTACGAGCTGGACACTAACGTCGCGACATTCTTTACTCGTCGTACGCACCCTTTCGTAGTAGGACAGTCGATCGTCGTAACTGGTCTCCCAGCTCCATTTACAGCCACTCACACTCTTACACTCGTAACAGATTCTTCATTCTCTGCCGCTCTTACTTCGTCGAACGTAACACGTCGCCAAATTATCCCGAACGGCATGGCAACACTTAGCGGTTATTCAGCTGCGACTCTCTACGTCGGAAACGCGTCGATCGAGTCCGCTATCTACGCCGTATCTATCGAAGTCTTCCAATCTCGCACAGCTGCGGGCGGTCAGATCGAAGGCGTGGACTTCCAGAGTTCGCCCTACAGAATGGGCCGCAGTCTCCAGAATCGTGTAATCGGCCTCTTAGGTAATTACATAGATGTCGACGTAATGATCGGCGGCTAACGTGCCAGCTTCTTCTATTCTTACGAGCGTCCGTACTCCGTTAAAGACAGCGATCCAAGGAGTAGCGGCTAACACATACGACGCAGTTCCAGAAGCTCCGATCGTGCCATTCGCGGCAGTGACTCCGAGCGTTCCGTATTTACAGCCTACGTTCTTGGGTAAGGCGAACGTAAAACTAAAGGTAAACCTAGTAATAAGCGTAGGCGTAGCGATCTACGATAATCAGAGCGCACTCGATAACTGGGAGAAGCTCGTAATTAGCATTCTGGCGGCCGTTCCGTCAGGGTATGAAGTCGGAGACGTATCGAATCCGATTCCGTTAACGATAGGCGCGTCAGAGATTCTCGCGGGTGAGATTCAGCTGTCGACCTATTACACACAAACAAACTAAGGAGAAACAATGGCCACGACCGTCATTACTGGACGCGATCTCGCTATGACGATCGCGACTAAGAACTACGACGAGCAAGCGACAAGCGCGACGCTTTCAGCGGACGTCACTATCGAAACTTACGACACACTTTACTCGAAGGCTTATAAGTCGATCGATTCACAGTGGACTTTCGATGTAGAAATGCTCGCAGACTGGGGCGCAACAGATTCACTCTGTGAAGCTCTCTGGTCAGCTGCGGAGTCAGCACCTAACACAGCTCTAGCGGTATCGCTAACAGCTGTAACAGGCGCAGTCTTTAGCTTTAACGTTCTTCCACTATTTCCAAGCGTGGGCGGATCATCGCCAGACGCTCAGACTGTTAGCATGAGCTTTACAGTTATCGGAACACCTACAGAGACATTCAGCTAATAAACAGAATCGGGAGCAATACATGAAGCTAGAACTAGAAGTCCAGTACCTATCGGGAGACGTCGTTACTTACGTCGCAGCTCTTCCAGAATGGGTTAAGTGGGAACGAAAGTTTAACGCGACAGTAAACGAAGCAGAATCGAAGCTTGGACTCGAAGGGCTTACATTCTTGGCTTATCACGCTATGAAGCGCGAAGCAGCTGGGAATCCTGTTAAGCCTTTCGAGATCTGGGTCGAAACTGTAGAAGGAATTAACAGTAAGAAGTCAGACCCAAAAGCTGGCCCGTCGGAAGCTTAAATCGGATCTTGGTCGAAGTCGCAATAGCGACCCAGATTCCAATGAGCGAATGGCAGACGGCGGAAGATTTACTCACAGCTATAGAGATCTTGGAGAGGCAGAATGGCAGATAAAAGCGGCCGCGGCACTTATGCCATTACTGTCGATCCATACGAGTTTAAGAATCTTCTCGGTCTTCTGGGTTCATTCCCCGCGGAGTATCAGCAACTCGTAAGAGATCGGGCGCAGCCTATGTCTGCGCGATTAGCTGGCCAGCTCATGATGAGCGGACTATCTGCTCCAGCTCCACAGACGAAGCTAGTAGTCCAGACGATCAAGTCTCCACGCGATCGTCTTATTCGCGTCGACATCGGTGGGCCTAAGAAGGTCGGTCGTCCTTATGGCGGAGAAGCTTCTAAGAGCGGTAAAGGCGCGAAGGTTCGTCGTCAAGCTGCGCCAGCTGGCGCGCTGCTCTGGGGAACAGAGTACGGATCGCATGGCGGCGTCGACTCAATCGGCCGAACATTTACGAACAGATTTAAGACTCCTTACAATAAGCGCGGCTACTGGATCGCTCCAGCGGTCGACTTCTATGTCCCAGTCGTAGCTCGCGAATACTCGCTTATGGTTCAGCAGATCGCTAAAGAATTGAGGCTTAACTAATGGCGGGCATTCCGAAGATAAAGATTACTTTCGACGCCGACTTCGACGAATTAAAGAAGGGCGTCAAGGGCGCACAGAATGAAGTCGAAGGCTTCGGATCTAAGATGGGCGGCTTCGCTAAGAAGGCGGGAGCTGCGTTCGCCGTAGCTGGAGCGGCTGCGGCTGCTTACGCTGGCGTTCTACTCGTCGATGGCGTTAAGTCTGCAATCGAGGACGAAGCAGCTCAGGCTAAACTCGCGACCACTTTAGGCAACGTCACAGGCGCAACAAAAGACCAGATCGCAGCTGTAGAGGATTACATAACTCAGACAGCACTCGCTAACGGAATTACGGACGACGTTCTTCGTCCGTCGCTGGATCGGTTAGTCAGAAGTACGAAAGACGTTCAGAAAGCGCAAGAACTCCAGACCTTAGCTCTAGACATCGCAGCGGGAACAGGTAAAGATCTAAAGACAGTCTCGGAAGCTCTAGGTAAAGCCTACGACGGCAATCTAGGCGCATTAAAGAAGCTGGGCGTCGGAATCGATGAAAGCATCATTAAGTCTAAAAACTTCGACGCGGCAGCCGCGGCCTTAGCCACTACTTTTGAGGGCCAAGCTTCTAAGCAAGCCGAGACCTTTCAGGGAAAGATGGCTCGT